TTATCATCATCTACAGTTCGTATTCTAAGTTTGCCGCCAGCCTGTAGGAATTGCGTGTTGTTTCCCGTAACATCACTTTCCATCAGGTTGTAGCTGGGAGTTCCCGCTGTTTGATCCACAACGTTATTGTTAATAGCAACAGTACCATCAACTACAAGACCATCAGCAGTTACAGTGCCAGTTACGTCTATGCCTGTTGGCTTTGCTCGTAAAATCTCTGTCTCGTTAACCCCTAATACAACATCCCTTGTAGATGAAGTTGTATAGACAAACATTCCGTCAGCATTTAAAGCAATAGCGGCTTTATAAGCGTTACCATCAATAGTTAGCTGACCTGCGCCATTATTATCCATTGAAATATCTTGGTTTAAGCCTACGCTAGCATTACCAGAAACCAGCAAAGAGTCAGACTTCATCTCTCCAGTGACGTCTATGCCTGTGGATTTAACAGCGACTTTCTCAACACCGCCAACAGCCACGCCTAGTTCATTCGGGCCTTTTCTGAATAGGCCACTATCTTGATCCTGTTCAAAAGTGAGGGATGGATTGCTAGCGGTGCCTGAATTAAATTTACCCGCGCCTGCACCGTCTTTAACCGTGGCATAATCGCTTATAAGGCTTGTTACTTGGCCCGCTAAATTAGCCACTAGGCTCTGTGTCGGAACGATCTTGTAGGCTTGACCCGCCTCAGTGCTGCCCAAATAGCTATCGGCTAACACGATCACCGTGGCAGACGTTATGTTGGCGATCTCGTAAAGCTTATCATCTGGAGCTAGAAAGCCTTCACCGATCTGAGCGCCTAAGCTAAAGTTAGTGCCTGAGCCCGTTACGGTTGTTGAGCCGTTAGTAACTGCTACCGTTCCTGTGTCATACCATGCCATGTTTAAATCTCCTATTAACCTTCTAATGCTGTAAGTCGTGCTAAAATATCGACCAAATCTACCTCAATGCCTCCAGCCGCATTGTCTGCGTAGGATGCGTATCCATCGCCCCCGTTGCCGCCAGCGACTATATTTGAAGAGGGGAACGCCTGCCCACCCACTCCCCCAGCGCCCACGTATATTTCAATGCTTTGGCAGTTAGACGGCTTATTTATTAATTGTGAAAAAGTAGACCCCGCCTGAGCTATCCCGATAACTGGCGCGTTAGGTGTTCCAGAACTATTGGAGCCGTTTGCACCGCCGCCGCCGCCCGAACCTAAAGACCCGTTGCCCGGTAATATAAAAGTAGAACCGTTGTATAAGCCCCTTGTGCCTCCGGGCGCTTTGGACGAAGCCTGTCCGTTAGTTCCGTGGCCCGGATAGGCTGTGTTTGACCCAACTGAACCACCGGAAAGACCCGCGCCGCCTCTCCCCCTAAAGGTTGCTATAATAACGCCACTTCCATTAGGGCCGTCGTCCTCAGTCCACATCCTAATGTAAGAATCTGCGCCGCTCGTCCCTGCTCTTTGTGAAGATGTTGCCGCTCCCGAAGCGTTGTTACACGCTGCCCCGCCGCCGCCAACAATCTCCAGCAAAAGCGTTGTGGTTAAGCTGCTGATATTGCGGATTGTCGTGCCGGGGTTTGTAAATTCAGACGCAGTTCCTGCTTCGCCTGCATACAAGCGCACATTGTTTAGTGCCACCGTTCCATCGCTATCGGCATAAATGCCACTGTTTGCAGATGAAATATTGAAGCCCGCAACATTGCCAGAACGCCCGAAAAAGGCTCCAGCGGTCGTGTCAGCTAAAGATGTTTTACCAAATTGAACGCCCGAATTAGCATTATCAAATCTGATATTCCCATCAATTGTAATCTTGTCGGCTGAAATCTCCTTGGCTTGAATGAACTGGGTGTCTAGGTACGCTCCAGCGGGTATAACAATTTCAATACCATTTTTTATGATCGTGGTGTCGTTGGCGTAATAAACAAAGGGTTTTTGATCGCCTGAGCCAATTGCGAATTGGTCAGCGTTTACAGTAAAAGAGCTAGTCTCAACGCCATTAATAATAGAAGATACAAGCCCGAAGCCAGATACATGCCCGTTATTGTCAATGGTCACGGTATACTGGGCCTTAACACCATCAATCGAAATTGCTTGCGCTGCGATTGAAGCTGTTTGATTGTTTAAAGTGGTCGTTACCCCTGAAATATCACTCGCTAGCGCGGTGTCCGCTGTAGTCCTAGCCGTTTGTTCAGCCACAATAGCTGAGGTATTATCCCCCACTGTTGAAGTTAGGTTTGTAATGCTAGTCGCCATTGCAGAATCAGCGTTAGCTCTAACTGTCTGCTCAGTAGCGATAGCGCCCGCGTTATCCCCCACGGTGGCGGTTAAAGTTGTAATGCTGCTAGCCAGTGCGCTATCCGCATCAGCTCTCGCGGTCTGCTCAGATGTTACTAAAGCCGCGTTATTATTTATAAGAGCTGCCAATTCTAGCTTGCTAGTGGCAATCGATACGTTTGCATCTCTTACATCTGCTGATATTTCGTTTCTAGCGTATGCAATTTCAACATTAACGGCTTCGCGGCTTTTGTAAACGTCTAGCAATTGCGCTAGGTTTTGCACATCGTCAACGTCAGATTTGTTGAAAAGCCCCCTTGTGTCGGTAACTGTGTTCGCAATCGATGCTAAATCTAAGGCGTTTATGGTTGTTTCAGCGGTGGTAACTCGGCTAGATACCGTATCTAGCTCAGTGCTGGAGGCTTTAAGTAGAATTGCTGCCTCAGCACCGTCTATGTCGATTTCCGCTTGGTCTAGGCGTACATTCATACCAGACACGGTCGTTTCGTCTGCTTTTAACAATAGGGCGGCTTCTGCACCGTCTATGTCTATTTCAGCTTGGGCAACTTTGGCTTCCAAATCATTAAGCGCGGCTAAATCGCTAGCATCAAGCACCGCCGCTGCTATGGTGTTATTGACGTATGTGGTTGAGGCTTTTAGATTGAGGCTAGCTTCGGCTGCGTCTAAGTCGATCTGAACATTATTAATAGTCGTTTCAGTCTGAGAACGTAAAGTCTCGACCGCTTGAATAGTCACCGCGCCCGTTGCTGGGTCAACCGTGATACCTGCATCTGATACTAGGCCAAGGGTATCCGATTGAGTAGTGGCAAGCGTTAACATCCGCTCTGCTACCGTATCAATCGTATTACCAACGCTTTGTTGCTCGTTGAGTATGTTAACAATGTCAGCTTGTGCGGCTTCCACATCAATTACGGTGGCTTTACCAGCAATTAAGCTCGTAAAGGTAGAATCTATAAAATCTGGTGTGATGACACCATCATCAAAATCATTAGCGTCTAACTTAATAGTTGTAGCTGAACCCATTGCAGCCCAGGCACTAGCATTGCCCGATGTATCGAGTGATCTAATCCAGTAATAGCGGGTTATTGTGCCGTTATAAGAATCATCAATCCATGTGGTTGCGCTTGTTGTGCCGATAAATACAGCGTTAAGCTCTTGGGCGTCTACACTTCGTTTAATTTCAACGTATGAAAAATCATTTTGCGCCGGATTATCCCAGGATAAAATAATCTTTTTAAAGGTGCCGTTTACCGTAATATTTGCAGGCACATCCGGCGCTGTAACATCACCAATGGGGGTATATTCTGCACTGGTTACAGCCGGGCTACTCACTCCCATACTGTTAACGGATTTAATTGATGCCGTGTAAGTGGCCGCCTGGTCTAATACCTGGTATTTATAACTTGTGGCCTGTGTTGATAATCTTACAATGTCGCCATTGCTAATAGTTATTGTTATGTCGTAGCGATTGACAAAAATGTCAGCGGCCGCCGTCCAAGCAATATCTAAAACTAAAATAACCGTGCCGTCTTGCGCGTTAATTTGCCCCGGTGTTACCGATAGATTCGTTATTGGTGCAACCGTCGTCGGGTCTGGAAGTGACGTATTAGGCGTTGCGTCCACTGTGTTAACGGTGCCGAAATCGTAAACCGTTGAATCATATTCACGGCATGTAATGGCCACTTCGTCATCTGACTGCAACGACATTGACATAACGCGAAATAATTTACCCTGGCCTGTGTTTAAATCGGTCCAGCCTGGGGTATCGTGCTTAATATAAACGACATCGCCAACTTCAACCCGTAACGCCTCAATTGTGGCCGTGAATGAACACGACACCGCTTGTCGGCTTTGGTTTAGATTAATGGTTGCTATCTGTTTAGCGGTATAAATATTGCTGGTAAATGGTAAAACGGTTTGACGTTCTAGCACTAATCCGCTGTCTTTATCTGTTCTTAACGTCGATGAATCAATGACGGCTTGGTCTAGCTGCCAATTACGTTCAGGGTTAAAAAACTTTGCCGTTATTCTGTTATATGTCGTGGCTTTATTGCCAAGAACTATGGACCAAGAACCGACGATGTTATCTTCTGAAAAAGTGAAAACCGCGCTTTCTGGCTTGTCTAATACCAGCTTATAAACGCCAGCGGTAAACACCAGAAACCCGCGACAGCTCGATAGTAATTTATTGAGTATATCTAGGCTCGTTTCTGTCGTATCTACTAGCCCATCACACGTATACCGGGCCGCTGATACGCCGCCCTTTGTCACCATGGCATCAGAATAATTGGCGGCCGCAATAATGGCGGCGTCGTCAATCTGTGACGTAGGGATTGACCGGCCATAGCGTGTATTAGTTAAATAATCTCTAACAGCTAGCGCCGGATTATTATTAAATGTCGCCGTGCCTGTGCGCGGGTCGTGCGTTTTCTTTCCATCAATATCAAAAGTAATTGTGGGAACGCCGCGCGGGAATGCGTCCTGGTCCCATTTCATTTTGATATACACGTATACTAAGCCCGATAATTTATGCGCGCTAGTCCACGAGTCGGGAAGTCCTGGCATCTCCGAACTTGTCACGGCTGCCTGGCCGTCTGTTCCGGTCTTTTTAACGATAGTAACTAGGTCATTAAATCTAGAATCTGTGCTGTCAACATCGTTTAAATAGACTGTGTTTATGGCGTTAATTTCGCCTTCAGCAATCACCAATACCTGGTGCAAATAGGCGTTGTCTGTTCCGCTAACCTCTAGGTATACCCTAGTGGCCCCGATTTTTCTGGAGCCGTAAATAACTGGCACGGCGGCGTTATTACTGGCTTTGTTTGTTAGTGCGCCGGTAGCTGCTAAATTGTCGCCCTGAGTGCCCATTAATCCGCTAGCTATTGAGCTAGCAGCATAAGACGCCAGCGCGCCAACTATAGAGACTTGTACGGCGCTATAGCCCGCTGCTGTTGCCCAACTTGTCGCCGCGCTGGCTGCTATGTATCCAACTACTTGTGGCATGTTTCAACCCTTAAAACTGTGTAACCGATAAAAGTATCTAATTTATAAATAGTGCAACCGCTTTCAGGTCCAGCACTTAGCAAATATTTACCCAGGCAGATATGGCCACAATCCCATTTTTTGCCATGACTAATAATAAAATCACCTTCCTGTTGAAACCCTGGCTCTATCTCGACGCCGCCATGGGCTTTGATACCCTCAATTAATCGTTGTCCATATTTAACCTGGTACTTTGCCGCGCCTAGTGCGGTTTTATATTTACCTTTGAGCAAATCCACCGTATTAGCTCCGGTTAAAATGTCTAGCCAACTAAGGCACAAAATATTGCAGTCATTCACGCCCCAAACAAAACCCGCTTGCCGGCGATCTTCAACGAATTTATACAGCGCCTGTTCGTTTATCACTCAGCTTTTCCCCACACCAGGTCTTTCACAATCTCACTAGCAAAATTTAGCCCCAAGTCGCCGGGGAAGTGGTTTTGTTGCCCTTCGTGATTCGTAAAACGGCCTATACGTCTTTCAAAATCCACCCAAGAATTTGACGCCGTAATAGCAATGGTCGCCGTTCCGTTTTCGGGGTTTTCTTGAATCATCGGCGAATCAATGCGGCCGTCAAAAACTAGCAAAGGGTCAGCCACTAGCGCGCTGGCAGCGTCTAAAAACCCTTTATAAATACTTAATGGGCGGTCTAAATAATCTTGAGCGAGCAATAAAGAAACGTATACACGATCAATCGCGCTTAATGACACTGTGAGTTTACTAACTTGTAACGTGGTGCTTTCCTCAATGTCCGAAAACCCCAAGAAGTGCCCCGCCTGGCTGTAATCATTACCGTTCCAGGTTAGGGGAATGTAGGCGTCAGTCATTCTATAAACTGTGCCGCCTAAAGTAATTTCCACCAGGTGTACGGGGGTGTTTTTGCTTGCTGCTATTTGCGCCGATACGGCCGCGCTAGTGGTGCGCATTACGCCACCTCGACCAAGCTAATACTAAAACCAAACGTGCCGCTTGCGGCCTCGCTAATGTCTTGCTGGTCGCTTGCAAAAGCCACAGTAAAGGGAACGTTTGAGACTGTGATTGGTTCATCGTTTGACAGGGCGGTTATTAGTGCGGGGTGAATAGTTAGCGTCGCAGCTCCGGTGCTGCCACTTGTTGAATCAGCTACGATCATGTAAACCTTATCGTGCCCGAATTTCAGATAATCGCCCGCTTTCATAATGTCCGTGGTTGAGTTTGTCCAGCCATTAGTACCTATTGTGGTTTCGCCGGCCGCGTGTGCGCCATTGACCAGCGGCGACCCTGTGGCCACGCCCATTGGGGTGGAGACTGTAGGCGGTACAATTGTAAATTTCTCAAACTGGCCACCCTGCTTTACAGAAAAAGCAAACAATTCGGCGGCCTGGGCGCGGGTTAACGGTGCATAGCTTCCACGCAAGCCCCAACGCTGCCCGCCACGGCTTCTAACCTGTCGCTTTAGACTATGAGTGGCAGAGACTAAAGTAGGCTCCACGCTTGTGATGGTCATGCTAGACAGGGCCACTGTGGTTGGAAATACACCCGACATTATGCAAACCCTCGCTGTCCACGTTTCTGGAACGCTTCTTGAATAATGCCGACAATTTGCGGCGCGTTTTGTTGCAATGTGGTCATAGTGTCGCGGCTATCCCAGCTTTTAATATTATAGGTAATATTTACAGGCTGGCTTTCTGCACCATTAGCCGTAATCTGGCCATTAGATGACGGGGTAAAAATTTCAGGTCCTGATTCACCGACCAAAAAGCTCTTATTTGCCCCCACGGGTCCACCCATGGCGCGCGGGCCAGTTACACCGGCGGGCACAGGGGAAAATATATTATTAAAAAAGCTGCCCATTGCGTTACTTCCGGCATTTACGAGCGGCTGTGAAATTTGCTTTCTTATAAATTCTTTGTAAACGTCATTAATTATGCTTTTCATTGCGTCGCCCCAATTTCCACCATCAACCAGTAAATCTGTTAATGTGTTGGTAATTGAATCGCTTATCGCATCGTATGCGCTTTTGATATTGTCGGCCGTTTCTTCCCAAATCGTTTGGGTTTTCTCGCCTACTGTTCGGTAAACGCCGTACAAGGTATAAGCCTGGCGAATCTTATAATCGTTCGCGGCGGCTTCTTCCATAGCTGTTTTTTCTTGCACATTCCGCAAGGTTCCATGTAAGCCGTGAGCCATTCTTAGTATTTTTTCATTCGCTTTTTTTTCATTTTCGACTTGGTGCGCCTGGAACCTAGTTTGCGACATTTGAATAGAAGCAAAATGATCTAGCCTTGCAGCTCTAAGAATTGCGCTAGTCTTTTTTTCTAATTCAATTCGCGCATTATTGCTTGAATTATCGACCGTCGCCGCTTTGATGGTTGTATCGCCCATATCCACACGATTTAACTGCAATAAAAGACCGTCTATAGCGTCTTCGGTTGCAGTAAGATCGATTAAGCTGACATTTTTAGCCGGCGTATACGTTTGCCCTGTGGCGATTAAGTTTTCTAGCTGTTCTTGCTGTGCGCGGTAGCCTAAAATAGCCTCTTTGGCACCTTGCTTGGTGACGCCATACCATTTTTCAGAACTTATGACGGTAGCCACAATAGAATCGCTTATTCGATCTATTTCTTTTTTTACATCTTTAGTCATCCGCTGGTCGCCAAATAGCTTGGCCCAAATGTCCGAAACAAAGTTTAATTTATTGGCCAGCGAAATAACGGAATTAATCACCATGTTAAAGCCGGAAATAATCGACTTTGTGGCCTCTAATACACTGATAGCAATGTTTTTGGCAAACTCCGCAATGCCGCCCGCTTTGTTAATTTTCATCTCCACAAATTCGCGCAAAGCATCGGTTGCGGTTTGAATTGTGGGGGCTAGGTTTGCCACTACTCTGTTAAATACAACGCCTAAATATGAAGTAAAGCGGGTTATAGCATCGTTTGCATCTTCGACGCCCTGAACCATTTTTGTGCTCATTACCAGGCCGAATTTGTCAGCCTCACGCATGGAGGCTATCAAGGCCTGCTTGCCGTCCTTCAAGACGTTCACCATTGCAGCCCCGCGCGCCCCAAAAATATCATAGGCAAAGGCGGCTAATTCAGTCTTGTTGGTAATTCCCGCCATAGAGTCTGCCACGTCGCCCATTACGGCCTCGACAGTCCTTAGTGAGCCGTCGGTATTTTTGGTGGCAATTCCGTATTGGTCAAACGCGGCTTTCGCCTCACCGACCCCGGTTGATACTTCTTGGATATTAATTGCTAATTTCTGCACAGCTTTATTTAGCTGTTTGGTGGTCAAGCCGCCCAAGCTCGCTGCATGGTGGTATCTTTGGAGATTTTCCACACTCACGCCAATAGCCCTGGACATTTTGGCCATTTCATCGGTAGCATCAAGCGACTTTTTGGCAAGGTAGCCAAGGCCAGCGACGCCAGCCGCCAAGCCAATGGCGGTACGCATTGAAAAAGCCGCCGAAGCAATCCCACCCAGGCCAGCTTTTACAGCTCGAAACGCCCTGGCGGTTTTGTTCTTTGCGGAAATTTTAATTTGTAGGTTATTTGTCGCCATTTTTAATCCTGAAATACGCTGCCCATAGTGTTAGCTCTACTAATGTAAGGTCCATGATTTCGGCCAAGCTCTTGTGTAAATGCTCGGCCAGCGACATGCAGAATCGCAAATCATGGGCCTTTATTAGTTTTTTTCCGCGTCGTCAACGTCTAAATCGTCGCCCCCCATCTCCGTAACAATACGACTAATAATGTCGGGGTTTCCTCGTTTAAGCCTAACTTTATCAATCGGCTTAAATAATGGTTTTTCGTCTACATCTAAAGCGCGAAGAATCAACGTCATTACGATTGCGTCGACGTGCAAATCTTTGTTTGTGAGGGCTAAAATCTCGGCTTGCTGTTTAAATGTCATTGACTGCCTAAAATAGATGGTAATTTTCCACTCTGGCACCTCAATACTTTTGATAACCGCTAGCTTTTCTTTAAATTCTGCCTCGATTAATTCTAGTAATTCACTCATATAAAACCCCGATTATATTTACCCGATTGTTAAAAGTAGGCGGTTTATAGGCGCATCGGGGGAACGCCGTTTAGCAAAATTGCTATAAAACCGCCTAACTGTTAGGTTTGAATAGCAATTATGACCAAGCCACCGCACCTGAAACTGTGAAATTAAATGTAGACGCCACAATGCCGTCGCCGCCACCGCTTGCGCGATCAATGCTAGAAATTAGCGCCGAAAAGGTGGCGGTTGGATCGTTTGCGCCTGACCCTGCTGGGAAAAGATTTAAAGTAAGCGATGCCCCTGGCGTCATTGCGCCCTGGCCGTCGGTGTCTGCTTCGTCAAAATGACAAGTAATAGACCCGCTGGCACTAGGTTTGCCCGCTATATAAGTGCGAGACGTTGCCGCTAGGTTTGTCGTTTCTATAGGGTCGCTTTGCTCGTTTAGCGCCCATTCCATTACTTCGGCGATGGTACTTGTTCCGACTTTTACCACGCCTTCGCTACCTTTATGAATTGCCATTGTTTACTTCCTCTTTGGTTGTTTTGGCTTTCGTTTTTTTGGCTGGTTGTTTAGTCGGGGTTACTGCCCACCCCCGCTTTTCCATTGTGGAAACACTGTCCGGTAAAACATCCACCGGCATACAATCTTTTTTAAACATCAACATAGATTTTCCTCTAGTTTGAAATCGTCGTCGGGTCCGTTGGAATAACTCTATAAGCGGCTGATAAACTAAGCGTTGCCAGGCCTATTGGAAGCTCGGCCTCGACTGAGTATTCAATCTGAGTTTGACTAATAAATACATCAACTAACTTTGCGTTTAATGTCCTGTCGGCATAGATAGCAGCTTCTATTTCCGCACAAATTGTATCGATTTCATTGGCTACCGTTGAGGCGACCCGCGCCCGAACTTCTAGGCGAATGGCTAAGTCATGCCATGCCCTAGGGTTACTGCTTTTATCCTCGTCCACTGTGTCAGTGTCAGCAAATATGGTAATACACGGAAAGTCGCCATAGGCGTTTAACTTCGTGTCGTAAACATTCGCGCCTGTGGTAGTCAGTCCGGTTAAGGTGGCCAGCATTTGCTCGCGTATTTGTTGTCTAGGATGCGCCATTAACCTGGCCCGCCAAGAATTAAAGCGACCATGCCGGTTCCGTCTTTTTGAATCCCGGTGACGTGGTACGTCGTATTATTTACGGTCACCGCGTCACCATAATTAACGCTTGATACGTCTGCCAAAACACAATTAAAAATAGGCGTCAAAGTCTCTACGCCCAGGCTTTCTATAAATGATTCCTCAAAGATTCCCGTTACTGTATCGCCCGCGATTTCTGCATCTACTGCAAAATCGTCAGTGCTTAAAAACTCGGTGAAATCTTCTAGAAAAGCCATTATTTAGCCCTTTTTCTTTGCTGCTTTAACGGGTTTAGCTGGCGCTGTGTAGGCCTCGGCTTTACCCATTGCAATTAGTGTCTGCCCGTCCTTATCGCTTACTGTAGCGACTGAACCAGCCAACAAATCTGTACCGCTTGCAGCGGTTGAACTTAAAATTTTTACTTGCATAAAAACCTCTAGTTAATGGGCGGGTTTTACCCCGCCCTTAGTGCTTAAACGCCTTTAGCGAAGCTCTGAGCGTGACGTACTGCCACATCTACATCTTGCAGCGCAACGACCCGGACAGTGCCAGAGGTTGAACCGGTAGACGTATCGACATTAATATCTAGACCGCCCCACATTGCTATAACCAAGTCAGCCCAATTGCCAAAAATGGCAGTGTGAGCCGCACATTGATTGGTCACTGCGACGTTGTAGCCGTTAGCCTGGCCACCGGCCAGAATGAATTGGCCCGAACCAGTATCCTTGGCTTTTTGCTTTAGACTGCCAGCCATTGCGGCGGTGGTCATATAGGCAAGTGAACCTATTAGCGCGTTGTCCTGAGAAACCTGGGTTTCAATGTCAACCATCTCGCCAAATGTTGGGTTGCGCTCAGTTTCAAAAGCAACCGAACCAATGCCGGTAGTAGACAAAATGCCCGTTGGTGTATTGTTGCTTCCGTCGCCGTTAATTGCTTTGTCGTCGATTGCTAGGGCAAGACGCATGGAAAGCTCATTGCGGATAAACGATTCAATATCCATTGAACTTTGGAGCAATAATTTCCGAGATAAATCTGAATATGCGCCAACAGTTTTCGGGGAAAGTTGGACCTGATCAAACGCCGCTTGGCTTTCAGTTACAGCACCAGACTCAGCAACCCAATACGCCGTTGCACCACCTGTTTGGCGGGGAATTGCAATATTGCCTTGCAAATCGCGCAGGATAGTTGCGCCCAAGTTAGCCACTTGCATACTGTTTTCTAACTTATCAATAAAGCTATTGGTTAGTAGGTCAGTAGATACAGTGTTACCGCCCGCTGTGGCTGTGCCAACTGTGTAATCACGCTTTAAAACGTCGGACGGTACAAACAAGCCAGTAGCTTGGCGGCCCATTTTCTCAGATGCGGCGCGCGATGCTTCAAACTCAAATGCGGC